GTTAGGGATAAAATATTAAAACTTTCTAGCACTAAAATTTAAAATTTAATGGGGCCGGTTGAAAGCCAAAGTAACCGACTACTAATTGAAACATACGCCAAAATTGATCGTCTAGATCTCACTAGAAAACATAAAAATTTTGCCTATCCATCTCCCTTCGACAATCGCCTAGGTTCAGATTTCAAGGGGTGCGCGATGATCTTATGCACACACTAAGAGGTGGGGACTCCGAATGAAACTTCAAATTCCGCATCAAAATATCTATAATCGTGAGGCGGGATGTCAAGTCCATGTGCCCTGAGAATGGGGTCACACTTAGTTCGGAAATCCGAGTAGCTCTTATATCCTTCATGGAACATAAATCGCTGAGCATCAATGTAATTTAAAATAAGCTGTTCTTCTGGGTCTGTTCGATCTGTTACCCAGTTCAACAGCTCGCGTACTGTCCGGTTCTCAATTGGAGAGTACACTCTGTAAGAAATATTTGGATCGACACGAAAACCCCGTTTGAGGAATCTCAGGTTCGAAAGTTGACGAACTTTTACATGCGCATCATCCTTTTTTGCAGGCGTATAAACGCGACCATACCTTAAGAGATATTGTGAATAGGTCTCACCATTGAACCAATGCTGAACTGCTTTCCTTACAGTCATCAAGTTATCATCACCGAAAACATTTGGTCGAACATTCGAATGATAATCAACAAGATTTGCCTTTACAGGTTCAGACTGTTTAGCCAGGCCAAGCCAAACAACCTTTATTTCCAATTCATTCCCACAACTATTGAATATTGTCGTAACAGCTGTTCCAGAGGGCATACCTACGTGGATGTACAGCAACCAATTTTGGACACGGACGTGTTTGTGAATCATCTCATCTATCAGAACCGCACGCACTAAAGCATTTGTGGGCCCATCATTATAAAATGCATTCACCACATCCAATATTCCTCTAAACCATTGGGTCATGAATTTACCATCAAAATTTTCGTGATCTCCATCGAAACCTTCTGATGCCATTTCTCTCAAGTACCAATACAATTCAGACCAATCTGAACTACCTGCATCTATACCAACTGAATGAAATGACCGCTTACGGTTCTTCATCAAACAAGCACAAAAATCCAAAAAATACATCCGATCCGCCAAAGTCTTATCGACAGGACCCATGATAAAAACTCGAGTTTTTCCTTGTTCTATCTTTTCTATTGGTCGTCGTTCGGACTTTAACTGAGCACTAAACTGACTTTCTATACGTTGCCCTTTCTTCGCGCAGCGTAGTCGATCATCTAGTCTACGTCTCAGTAGCGGATCATCAATAATATATTCTGGTTCTTCTCCTTCTTCCTTGAGATTACGAAAAAGCCACTTCTTCCCAGACTCTGATGGTGGTCTGTATTTCACGTAAGGGTACCCAGGACTGGTCTGCATATCTAACCTGTCGAAGTGGTCTAATGGACACCCATTTATTGCCTCCTGTTCTGTCAAAACTCTTGGCTTCCTATCTGGTTTCATTGATAGGACTACGCGCTTGAGATCTTCAACCGCTCTATTAACATCCTCTTGTGGATAAGGCTTCCCGACGTTGCCATATTTGGCAATGCCTTTGTGCATAGGATCAACATCTACACACAAGCGTTCGTCGTTCTTACTTAACACACTAGGTTCAGTCTCGTGCAAGAAGATCTCATCATGCACTAGAGATGGTACTATGTGGTGCCCCAACCCTTGTGGGACTCTGTCAGCCAAGATACCAACCACCTCAATATTACCGAAGTCTGGAACCGATGCCATTTCGGCCTCACCACATTTGAGCGCAGGTAAAGGTGGGGGTGTGATGTAATTAATGGCTTTAGTTGCCATGAATTTATATAAAGGCTCTAGCAGCTCCTGGGTTAACAATTGAGAAACTGCTGTAGTACCTTTCGCCACTGAGGCGCAATGCATACCTGCTATCTTTCGTGGACAACGACTATTCATAATAGTCATGATACCTCCACACTGACCCTTAGCTGTGTTCACGTCGAGGTACCAACCATTTCGGAGCATTATCTTTTCCTGAGTAAGACTTACATCGTGCTCCATTGGTCTTGCATATGCATCATAATAAAAAGCGTCTCCTTCTGCATCCTGAAAGCAAACCGTTGCCGGCACTCTATTCAGGTATCCAAGGTCTGAATCTTGTAAGACCATCTTTCTATTATCCTTCCCTGCTGGTATAAACAAATCACAAAAATATCCAGCAAGATCGTCATCCTGGTCACTTTTCCAGAGGTTCTCAATCATAAAAGGAACTTCATACGTCATCCCCTGCATATCACGTAATTCAAGAACATCTCCCACTTCGGCGTGGTTAAAGAAATGTTTATTGGCAAGAATCACGCGACCATACAGGTGAAAACAATTCTGCCCATACTTTGCAATTTCTCCTCCTTTAAGCAGCGTAAGACGATAAATCTTCGGAAACACTCTCGCCTTCACTATCTCGGATGCATTCGCGTCAATCTCCTTATGGAGAGCTTCTGCTACACCATGCACAGGCGCTCCGCGTACAGGTCTGCGCATTGGGCGGAATCTAGTTTCGCCACGATGATACTCTTTATTCTGAGCTTCATCTTCTACTACGGGTTGTAGCATTCTAATAAATGGGTAAGTAATCGCCCACAATGTTACAAATTTAACTATAGCATTCAGGTATGGATGTTCTTCCGACCACTTCACATATTTTGCCCACCATTCCTTAATATAAGAAAAGAAGGACTTCTCAACCCTATCAAAAACTTGATAACTAAGCTTCTGTTCTTCACGCTTCTTCTCAAGTATTTCAATAGACTTTTTAACACTAGCTTTGCAATACGGCTCATGCTCCGTCCACATTTCCCATGCGCCAAGCATCCAAATATGTTTATCCACCGACGGGTGATCCCTTTGGTACACATCGAACTCATTATTCAACAAGTACCAACACCCAAACGAACCATCTCCCGCATTACACTGGTCTTCTGTACACTGAATAGAAACACCTCTCTTACTTGCACCCTTAGTTGATGCATGGGGTTCCTCATCACCATTGGGGCCGCAATCCTCAACTATGGGGTCTTCGTCGGTTTCAGCTTCGCCTTTAACACTAAACAACGTGGATAGGTCAAAATCCCAATTGACTGCACGTGGCTCATTTCCTCGATAGACTCTGAGACCTTCTCTAAATGCTTTTGCAATACTCCCATTTGCTTCATTGAAAACACTATTGACGTCAACAATATGCCTACTGAAGTTCACCAATTTATAATAGTAGAACTCCATCTCAAAGTCTGTTACGCTCCACCATGGAACTTGAAAATTTAGATCAGACCCTAACACTCGATAGTATTCACTTAAGGGAGCTCTCCTTCCAAATCGGCAAAAGTTTTGGGGTTGGTTAACTCGAGCAATATACTGCGTATAATTTGTTGTATAATCTTCGATATTTCCACGCACTGCACTAGCATAATGATCTGTATTCCGTACATAAAACCATTTACCTGCGCACCACAAAGTATTGTCAAGGAATGATTTATTCTTCCCATATCGTACTTGTTGGTGTAACACGTTCTTCTTAAAATTCACTACAAATTGATAATCTCCAGCACTATATAACTCTTCGGGCTCATAAACCAAAAGGCGATTATACAAACACCCATTGCATTTACAGAAGCAAACACTCAACTTAGGGTCATCACACACACAATTTTCACACTCATATGCGACAGCTCTTTCTAGTAACCATCTACTTGGACCGAATTCTGAGTCATCAATATCGTCCATTTGTGCTTCACCTTCTATAAAATCTTCAGGTGTTAGCCTTACTCCTATATCATCAATCAAATGACGTGTCACAACATCTCCTTTTGATACATATAAACGTTCTAGCTGTTTCAACTGAGACGCATTCAGATATTTAACAATTAATTTTTGTCGTTCTAAATGAGCAATGCATCGTTTTACTATCAAAGCTTCCATCTCATCATATGACATTGGACCCATCTCTGGAGCTCCAGCAATATTGGAATCCATCAAATAGAAATCCAAGTATGTTGTATCGCCGATATCTATCGTCATCATATCAACATTAACACCTCCTTTCTTGACCACCCTAATCAACATATCTCGACGTCGCCATAAGGCCTCAACTTTGGCTATGGTGTTTGGTTTCGGGAAATCAACATTCGTAGTCATTCCTATCAGCTTGGATGTAAAAGCTCGTCCTTTTTCATTTGTATCCGCCATAGGTAATATTTTGGGCACATTAGATTTCAACTGAATGAACTCAAAATACGGGTCATACATAATTGGATTCGTTACCTGAGCGAAATCATCTAACGCCACGGCAAATTGATGAGAGTAATCTGACCAGTATTTTTCTGCCATTTCTCTTGGATAAATACGACGAAATACGGCTATACCATATTCATCACAGATTTTATTAATTATCCTAGGCAGGAGAAAACTTTTACCAGTTCCTTGTTCTCCAAAAAGGCAAAAGCAAAATGGATCTGTTTTAGCAACCACATTCAGAGGTGCTTTTGCTACTTCATTACTTAACTTTATTATAGCTGTGTGACTTTTCAAAAAAGCTGCTGTTATAAGTTGATGGCCACCTCTCGGCATACGATTGAACCAATCAAAATACACATCTCCTTGATCTCTCAATTTAAATATATCATTCCTCATCTCTGGGTTCATCGTGACAGCCATCCTCGTATGGTCGGTATCCACCTCACTAACTTTTCTCATCCACTCCATAATCTCTTCCTTCTTCTCAGCTAAGATCGTAAGTGGATGCCAATGTGGTGCTACATAATCTGCAACCGCTTTCACAGCTATATCCATTCCTTTCACTACAGTATCAAAAATGGTGAATGCACCCCGCAAACCATTTCCAATTTTTCCGATGTTTTGCATCTTATCACCAAACTCCTTCATTGCTGCATCTACAGCTCCTTTAGGTGGTGAATGACCATAAACAATCGTCCCTCCTATCATTGCGATAGCTAGAACCACTTTCGTCAGATCTTCTACTTGAGCTTCTCCTTCGACTGTGGTCCTCCCCTCCTTATCTTGACTCGGGGTAGGCATTGTGGGGATAGAATCTTCTCCATAATGTTCAGTCCATGTGGACATAAAACACGTCTGGATCGCCCGCATAATATCTTTCCCGATAGCTTTTACTACCTTAAAGTCCATTAGCAAATTTGCTATTATTAGCATTCTATCCAACCAGGTCTTCACTTGCGTTAATAAACGCAATGCAATAATGACACGTGGTACAAATTGCGGCAAATATGTCATTATTGTATCAGGATTGTTGGCCATCACTCCAGCTGTTACACGTGGACCAACTTCATCTGGATCATTGGCTGCCATCCAAGCAGCTAACTCATCTTTATCTTTAAAGGGAACACATTTACCTAACTTACCGGTAAATTTCTCAAGAATTCCGCGAGACGTAGATGCCACTTTGGACACATCATCTAGAGTGGAGTCAAACTTCTCAACTCTTTCCCGCCCAAAAACAAGATTCTCTATCACTTGGGCCTCACCTTCTATAACGTCCCGCTTAGTATGAACCGTAGCAAACAACAGTCGAAATTGCTGGTCGCGCAAAGTCCTACAAGCTGAACGAATCTCAAAGGGCATACTTTCATCTTTAATCAAAGTATTCAATTGATTAATTGAAGTTCGTATAGCATTTAATTGTTTAGAGAGTACATCAAAAGCGATATTTCTTTTAATCGTAGCCATCGTAACAGTTTAAATTCAAATAAAAGATGGTAAGTTATTTCTCATCCACTATCGTCCCATCACTACTAATCCACTATTACTAACTCATACTTAGAGGAAACGCACATCACCAAGGCAGGCTACTACTCCTGTTATCCCTGATAGTACAGCAATCCAATACGAGCTTTCAAACATGGTTTTCACAAATGGTATTGTCGTGAAGAGTTTTCAGAGGACTCAACTCCTCAAAGTCGTGGAGTGGCTAACCAAACCTCCCACCAACTCTCTTAGGTCAAGCTTACAAGGCTTGATCATAAGACTGGTACACGCTCCAATTTGAGCATTTTTGCCTTAAACTAGCCCCTGTGCGGGCTCGGCCGAGATGTTAAGATCTCTCTTTGCACCAAACCTAAGATTTTAAAACATAAAACATAGAACATAACGTCACAAACAAAACAACGATGCATGAAAACAAAACATTTAAATGACTTTTTATTGTTATTTTATTATTATTTTAATTTTAAACTAATATTTATGAAATAGACGTGAATACGGTTTTATCACAGATAAAACACGGTGGTCCAATGTAATACGATAATGTAAAATCATCACCTGCTGCATGGAACAATATATATTCCACTCCCGTGCTTATAGAAGCATCGGGAACCCGTGAAGGAAACAGATGAATCTCAAGATTTCCAACTACTGATGATTCGATGAAATTACCAACAACTTGAGTAATAGGTAAACAAGTTACCTTTTGAAATGTAAAAGAAGTGAAAGGCACTTCAATCTGAAAATCAGGACTAGCTGATAAATTTTGATAAGTTACTGCATTATTAAAAAGCCCTGATGGTATTAATACATTATCCGCATTGTATTGATAAATATCATGTAAATTCGGTTTGAACGTAGCTGTAAGGAAAATATCTGCATTCTTCGAACATGGTGTTAACAATGCAATCCTTTGCGAGCCTGAATAAAAAACATATGATGAAGCCCAATGACCTAACAGATCATATGGTGCTGAATCAACAAGCGGACCATTAAGAGTGTTATACCTAGTAAAACCCGGGTACATCGGCACTCGTATCCGCTGTGCTGTTGGTGCAGGCAGAATATTCAAATTCTGTATCATCATCATGGTTTTCCGTTTTAATGTATTCCGCAAATCCATATGATCTTCGCCATCCATAAATTCCTCATTTGATGTCACTTTCCCACTAGAACCTTGCGTTACGTAATTTGAATTTGGTAACGCCACACTACGGTCAACTGTCCATGCAATTTGCGCAGGTGCTTCCTCAGCTTGAGCCTCTCCCTCTATAATTTCTCTTTTAGTCGCAGGTATCCATGGGAATGCTGTAAATGGTGGATGATTCTCACTTGGATAATGAACACGAAAATCATCTCCGCCAGAAATACTAATGTTCATCTGAACAGTTGCAGCGACACCCATCGGAGCAACCAATGGATTTAACACACTAATATTAAATGAACCCAAGATATTAGAGGATCCTCGCGTGCCATAGCTAACATTAGCTGTTGCATCATAGGTAGCATTAGTATTTAATTTCCATGGTGTTTTAGAATAATATGGACAAGTAAATTGAAAATTCTTCATTCCGTTCTTAATGTCCATAGTCATAGATGGATTAGTATATAAATCTGGATAAGCTGAATTTGTGTCTCGATTTGGTTTAAAACTACACATTAATTTCCCAGAATGCAATCCTGTTGTTGCCAAGGAGATCGTATAAACAATCGAACCTTTCCACATATCATGTTTACAACACGCCCAACCAAGATTAGAATACGAAGCATAAAATATACTTGGACTAGCATCCTGCAATAAAACATACCCGGGAAATACGGGAAATGAAAATAAAACCGCTCCAGATGGAGCTGAAGTCGGCCACTCAAGGATCTTAACAATTGATGGAATCTTAACAATTCTACTCAAATCCATTTCCTTTCTATTATCACCAAAAATGTCTTCAGCATGAGTCGTCTTAGATGTTGATGACAAGCCTAGACGCTGAGACGCATCTAATCCAGCTCCAAAAGCTGCTCCTCCAAGAGAAACAGTTTCATTTAGAGTTACTAAATCTGACACACTTGGTTTATCACAATTAGCTTGAACTATATTATTCACCGCGTTTACAGTTTTATTAACAGAGTTCATAGCCCCTTTATAATCTCCTGATGTAAAAGAATTTATAGCTGCTGCTCCTGATGTAATTCCTGTTTTAACATCTTCCATCTGCGCTTCTCCTTCAATAATTCCCCGTCCGGGTTCGTAAACATCACCGGCGTTATTCAATCTCTTAGCAGTAGTTGGTAATGAGAATGGACGAATGGGAACATGTAATCTTGGCTCTTTAGCATAAAACCAAGCAGTTATATTTACAGAATTAGTACTCGTGGGGACAACTTGTAATGGATTAAAAACATCCACATGAATAGATCCTAAATTTAAAAAACTAAAAACATTAGCGCCTTCCAGATCAAAGAAATTCAAAAAATGTCGCCATGGTATTTCTAGTTCCCCTTCAGTAGATTCCGACGCATCAAGCCAAACATGAGGCATACACACCGCGTTAAACAGATGCACACCAAAATTAACCTGAAGTTGTGATGTCGAAGTATCACGAATACCTAAAGGATTAAACCAACACAAGACCTTACCACAATTAGATGCCTGTGAATTCAACTGAAATTTAATAACAAAATCCGACCGGAAAAAGGCCATCATTCGCAAAGTATTAATCGTGAAATTATTCAAAGCATAAAAAGTAGTGGGAACGTTAATAGTGGTTAGCGTAGTCCCAGTACTATGAGATGTGGTCCACTGATAAGTGGCTATTTTCTGAGCACGAGTTAAAGTTTGGTCAAACGTCCAAGGACCCTCTGGCATTGATGACTCATGTGCCAAATCAGGCTTAAAAGCCG